GCGGTGAGAAGTTCTCGGGCTACAACAAGCCCAAGCGCACTCCGGGCCACGGCTCGAAGTCTCACGCCGTGCTTGCGAAGGTAGGCGGTAAGGTCAAGCTCATCCGCTTCGGTCAGAAGGGCGTGAGCGGCGCGGGCAAGAACCCGAAGACTGCCAGCGAGAAAGCCCGCCGCAAGTCCTTCAAGGCGAGGCACGCCAAGAACATCGCGAAGGGCAAGATGTCGGCGGCTTACTGGGCTGACAAGGTCAAGTGGTAGCTCACTTCCGCTGGTCCTCCCAGTAGAAGCCGAGGATCACTTCAATCCTCCGTGCTTGTGCATTTGCCAAGTCAGATCCCACTTAGCCCTCCAAGCCAGCTCAGACGTGAGCTTCATGTCACGCCCCCAAAGCGGGCATAGGTAGTAAGACCAGAAGCTGGTTGTAGATCGAAGTTCGTCCAACCATTCGATCGTCACGGTGCCGTCGTCGATGACCACCATCTCCTGCCCAAACTTCTGCTCAGGCTTACGGACCTTGGGGCTGACTGTCACCCAATCCCATTGTACAGGCAGGCGACGCACGCCAGAGGTCTGGACGTGGACATACAGACCCGACTCGCGAGCGTGCATGACTAGTTCCTGCAAGCCCGTACTTTGATCCGTTGGCTCGCCGCCCGTGATGTGTAGCCAACCACGGGGACCGACAGCTTTGAGGGCGTAGTTGACGATGGAGTGAGCACTGTGTTCCGTCGCCTCTTTGCGGGTGAGGGCAGACGGCTCATCACAGTCCTTGCGGATCGGGCACTTCACCGAGCATCCCGCGAAACGCACGAAGAACTGCCGCGTCCCGGTCAGGTGGCCTGTCCCTTGGAAGGCGCTGAACATGTCGCTGACGTAGATGGCGCTAGTCATACCGGCTGCCCCTTCTTGCATCCGAAGCACTCCCCGCAAGGCTTGCCAAAGACCAAGGGATCGTAGCAAGACCAAGTCCCTTCAACGATGTAGCTGGAGCGGACTGCCAGCGGAGCCTTGACGCCAACCCTGTAAGCAGCCTTGCAAGCCTTGCTTAAGTGCTCAAGAAACAGAGGGCGGCAGTCTGGGAAGAGGTCGTGGTCCTCTGCGGTGCAGCCGATCAATACGTCGTTAGCCCCTACCTCTTGAGCGTGAGCGATAGCCAAGCTGATGAGGATGAGGTTGCGAGCGAGATAGACAGGTCGGCCTTCCTCCGTCTTCTCCCAAGTAACTGCCGTTGTTGGCAGCGGCGGGATCGTCTTGGTATGCAGCGTCACGCCGTAGCGGCGGCAGATCTCTACGGATGCGGCCAGTTCCTCTGCGGCGCAAGGCTGGCCGTAGTCCACGAATAGCGCAGATTTAACGGACTTCAGCTCTCGAAGGATGTTGGCAGAGTCGTGCCCCCCGCTCATCAACAGCACTACGTTTTTATCTTTTCGTTGTCCCATAGCTTTGGCCCCCTTTCGTTTTTCATCCCTTGGCTGCTTCGTTCTAGATAACGAAACAGCCCACCCAGTTGACGTTTGCATCCACGGAACCATCCGGTCCCGTCGCATGATTCCGCGCCAGACTCATGGCATTCCCACAACTTGCCGTTCGTGTTGACTCGACCGACGTGGACACGCGGGAAGTCATCGCACCAACGATGCACGGTGCTCCACTTCCAAGCTGTAGATCCTCCGACGAAGATCACGTCGGCGTCGCTGGGGACATCGTCTTTTGTCATGCCGTCTTGGACAGCGAACGCCACGTTCCATCCGTAGCCCTTCAGGACTGGCAGCCAGATCTTCCAAAGACGTAAGGTCTCTGGCGCATTCGCGACCTCGTCTGGAACTAACGCCCAAAGAGGTTTCTGAGATCTGGAGGCCACGATCCTTAGCATCTCGCGGTAGCCTTGCTCGTCCCATTCCTTGCCGTTGCTCCAGCAAGCAAACTTCCCGTTGTCCAAGGCGAACGGGAGCCAGTCGTGAGTCTCTCGTAGACCTTCTGGGCTGAACAAGTGCCCGATTCTCTGCGGGTAACGTCCAGCTAGGTAGCCGACAACAATGCCCGTGTTGTTTGTAGGCATGACGATCACTTCCTCTGGTCCTCCCAGTAGAAGCCGAGCATCTGCCCGTCCTGCCTGAGCCTGGAGACCAAGGCTTCTCCGAGATACTCCTTCAGTTCATCCTTGCTCATGTTCGAGACCAGGATGGTGGGGCGGACCTCTCGGTAGCGCCGGTCGAGCAGGGCGAACAGGCTGTCTGAGGCGTGCTTGCTGTCCTTGTGCCGCCCGACTTCGTCGAGGACTAGGAGGCTGGGGGAGACGTAGGTGTTGAACACGTCCATCTCCCGCTCCTCTGCTTCGGGTTGGTAGGTTGCTCTGAGTCGGACGAGGTAGTCCTGCGTCGTGGTGTAGAGCGCGGAATGGTCTCGCTTGTAGATGATCTCGTTGACTACGGCGCAAGCTGCGTAAGTCTTGCCAGCGCCGGGGTTGCCGACGAAGATCAAGTTCTTGCACTGCTCCAGCGCGATGTCGAAACTTTCAACATAGGTCTGGAGAGTCTTGCCGACTTCCTGCATGGCTGGGTTCTGGCCCTGCCAGTCTTTGAGCCGGGCGCTGCGGTAGCGCGGCGGCACGACTGACTCGTCCATCATCATGGCTCTGCGCCGGGCTTGGACGCCGGGGTCCGCAGTCACGAGCATCTCGTAGCTCTTCCGTAGCCGCTCCTCCTCCTCAGCGATCTCCTCGTTGCACTGCGGGCATTTCGTCCAGAACGCCTGGGTCCGTGGGTGCCGGTGCGCCATCAGGCTGGACTCGTAGGCCCCGTGGCTGTCGCAATGCTTGGTCGCCTCTTCCAGCGTCCTCCAAGCGTTCATGATCTGCGTGTCGTCGCTCTCTTCCATCCTAGCGGCCCTCCTTGCCCCTGTGTTGGACGATCGGCGGTCATCCCTGCCCAGACAGCCTGGGCAGAGAAAGTCTCTTAGAAGTCAATCTCGCCAGCCTCATGCAGATGCTCTTGAGGCATGGGCTTTTGAGGCGCGACCATCTCGTCTTCCCAGCCTCGTTGGTTCAGCCACGTCGAGGGGTTCTTGCGGAATCTCACGTCCGGCGTGCTCGCGACGTACTCCTGAACGCGCCCCATGGCTGCCCTGCGGTCCTTCTTGGACATCCGGTTCCAGCTAGAGAACGCAGGCTTGGCCCCAGTCTTCTTGCCGTAGGCGTCCCAGAACTCGGTGAACCCCGTCTCGGCCCACTTCTCCTCCCGGTCCTGCCTCTTCTCCTGTACTGTACTAGTACTACTAGTACTATCTGTACTAGTACCATCTGTACTAGTACAAATATCACTAGGGGGGGTCTGGGGGGGAGGGTTGCTTGTAGCGTTTTCGGTAGCGTTTTCGGTAGCGGCTTGAGCCTTCCGTTCACGGTGACGCCGGACTCTCTCGGCGGCCTTGGCTTGCGCCACGGTCTGGCGCTGACGGAACCGGCTGACCCGGTTGACGCTGATCGTGTCGTCGTCGAAGACGCAGATCAGGTTCGCCTTCTGAAGCTCGGCCAGCGCCTTCTGCGCCGACTGGATGCCCAAGCCTGAGATCTCAGAGCAGACGCGGTAGTCGTCGTCCACTTCGATCCAGCCCTCGTCATCCGTCTTCAGCAGCAAGCAGATGAACAACCATCGGGACGCCACGGAAATCGTGTTGTCCCAGAGGTTTGAGTCCAGTAGCTCGTTGCCCAGTAACTTGGTTTGCCCTCTCATGCCCCTCTCCGTAACGCTTCGCGTCACGGGATGCAAGCAAGAAAAGAGGGCCGGAACCGCTGGTGCTAGGTTGCTGGGAAGGGAGGGAGCGCGCTGGCTTATTCAGCCGCGCGGATCAGGGGTTCCGGCCCAAGTGTGTGAAAGGAGAGCGCGGTAGCCGAGAAGGGAAAACAAGCAAAACCTCTCAGCTACCGCACTCAAAGCCTCTGCCGTTTGTTATGGCTATCGCAAACCCACATCTCGCCAGATGTAGCAGAGGCATGACATGACCCCCTCTCTCTTGAGACCATGCGTAGGCATGTCTAGCATCAGGCACGCCCCGTGTCCAGCCCTACCCAACGATCTCTCGAATACTGCCGCAAGAACGGCTGGATCGCCGGGGTCGTGGAGAAGTGGAACCCGCACGCCCGCATCCGCCAGGATCTGTTCGGGTGCATCGACATCATCGTCATCGACGACCTCGAACAAGGCCCGCTCGCAGTCCAGGCTACGTCCGGCACGGGACACGCCGCCCGACGCAAGAAGTCGATCGCGGAGCCGAGGCTCAAGCTCTGGCTCAAAGCCCCGGCCCGCTTTGAGATCTGGTCCTGGGCCAAGCGAGGACCGAGGGGCAAGCGCAAGGTATGGACCCTGCGCCGCGAGCCAATCATCCTCGCTCACTTAGAGCCGAACGAAGACGGCTAGGGTCCACCTTCAAGGCGCGAGCCAGGAGGACCACCGTCCCGTTGGTCGGGGCGCTGAGGTTGTATTGGCAGTTGAATATCGTCCTGACGCTGACGCCGGACTTCTTGGACAGCGACTCGACAGAGGTAAACCCCGCCTCGCGCATCAGCCCATAGAGCCCCTCTTCAGGTCTCTTATCTTCATTAGGATGTCTCGTCGTTCCCATGACATGCAGTGCTCCAGTTCGCTAGTAAGTTTCAGTAGTTGATCCGTCCTGCTCACCTCCTCCATCTGCTTTTGAGATGGATTGGCTCGGCATGAACTGCAAGACCCTTCGTAGTTTCTCCCCACGATATGAGTGTCGTGCCCCTTCTCGCAGAACCGGGTGCTGGCCCTGTAACTCGTGGGCCGGGAAGGACGATTGCTCATCTTTGGCTAGATCCTCTCTGATTTGGTTGATGACTGATCCATACAGATCGCTCTTCTCCAAGTCCTTCGCGGTCTTGACCCAGTAGTGAGCCGTCGAGTGATCCGTGCGATTCAAGTAAAGGGTGATGTCCTCCATCGTCATCGGGGTCATCTCCCGCATCAGGTGGGCGGCCACCATTCGAGGGTGGCTCGCCATCCTGGTGCGTGAGTGACTCCAGATCACAAGAGGATCTACGCTAAAGGCTTTGCAGACAGCCATTAGGATGCGGTCAGGGTGGTTCATATCGTTTGCCACACGGTGTGAAGCCTACCGTTCTTGGACCGCCTCCGCTTGCCGCTGTCTCTCACGAGACCCATCACGACAAGCTCCGCTCGACGCGATCGGATGCTGCTGGCAGTCATCCTCCCATCCATAGCCTCAACCAACTCCAAGTCCGTCAAAGGACGAGGCTGCAAAGTCTTGAGGATACGGCTCCGGGTCTCGTTCATATGCAAGGACGACGGCCCTTGCCTGCTGGTCTCAGGATCGCTGGCGCGAGCCTTGGCCTCAGAGTTCATGTGCTCGATCGCATCCCTCAAAGCCTGGATGGAACTATCCAAGCCTTGCGGAATCGACGTAGACATGGACCTCCTCCAAGCCTGGACGACCGCCCCGGCTTGGATCAAAACCTTGTCTCTTGGGCTCATGAGATCACCCATCCGTCTTCTTCTGCGTCTTCGCCATAGGCGAGGTCGTCGTCCCAGGCCCCATCTTCAGTCATAGGATGGGTCCGTAGTTCACCGTCGATGAAGCGGGCTAGGATCTTCTTGTCAAAGAGACCCTCCAGAATCCGAAGGCCCTCGGCGACGGACTGCTTCCATTCGCAGAACTGCTGGATCTGCTTGGTGGTTACAGTGGGGCCGCCGGGGACGGCACCCATGTATAGCATCGCTTTGAGGATCTCCTGGTCATAATCGTCCAGCGGCTTCTTCTCTTGGTGGCTTGGGTCTTTCATCAGCTTCGATCCTTCTGTTCAACACCAAGGGCTTCCTTGAGGATCGCCATGTGCTCTTGGCCTGCCTCGCGCAAGTCGTCGAGGTCTGCGCCGACGATCTTGCTGATCTTCACGCGCATCCCCCATTCCTTGTAGGACTTGGAGTCCGACACGTTCTTCAACGCTTCGAGCGCGTGCTCCTTCAACGGGAACGGCTCGATGTCGATGATCGCAGGCTTGGGCTTCGGGGCAGGGGCTTCCCGTTCCATCGGGTCGTCCTTGCTCCAGAGCTTCCAGCCCAGCCCGAACAGCAGCGCCGCCGCCTTGCACATGCCACGCACGAAGGCGTCGGAGATGTCGCGGGCGTCGGGGTTCTTCTTGGCCTGCATCCGGTGATCCATCACCGCGTGCGGGACCAACGTCGTGACCATCGGACCAAGGTCGTCGTCATCTGCGACGTAGGCTTGCCGGAACCCGATCAGCAGGTAGACCGAGCCGTCAGGGGCACGGTGCGCGATCCCGCCGTCCTCTGCGGGCTTGGCGTATGCCTGCCAACCCGGCGCGTGCTCGCGCAGGTAGTAGGCGATGCGCGCCCAGTTCACGTAGTCGGCAGCGAAGTTGCCGCCGCCCTTCTTGCTTACGTCGTCAGCCTTGACGACATCATCTAGTCTTGGATAGGTCATTCTGCGTCGTCCTCCTCGCTCGGAACGTAGATCTCAGGGGCAGGCATGGCGCGAGGGCCGGTGCCCTTCCAAGAGAGAATCCGAATCGTCTCGCCCTTGATCCAGTAGTTCCAAGCCATGACGATCAGGCTGATCGCCATCTCTGCGGACATCCGGTTGTGCTTCTCGGCGTAGTCCTTGAGGAGCCGCTGTCGAAGCCTGAGGATCGGGTCGTTTTCGATCAGTTCTGTGCCCTTCGTGAGACGATCCGCGAACGTCAGAGCGTCGTCGCCGCAGAGCCTGCGGATCTCGTAGACGATCATCCCGATCAAGGTCGAACGACTGAGCTTCGCGTCCTTCGCACGCTCCGCGATCTTGGCGCAGATGCTGATGTCCTCCTTGTTGTCGAGCCAGCAGCGATACTGCTCGGAGAGCACGGCCTTGGTCCTGACCGTCTTGAGGCTTCCGATCCTCCGCCGGTTCTCTTGCAGGCGTAGCTGCGAGATCACGATGCTGGAGCATCGAGAGGCGCGTGACACACCGTCCCGCTTCAAGAGCGCCGACAGCGAGCGCAGGAGCCCCTGGTCCTTCGTCAGCGCCGCCTCCGGCTTGCAGTTGTCGGCGCACCAGAACCAGACGGAGTCGCCCTGCGTCTTCTGGTAGATGTAAGCCGCCGACAAACGATGCTGGCCGTCGATCAGGTTGCCCTGCTTGTCGAACACAATCGTGTCTCCGTTCTCGCAGTTCCAAGTGCCGTCCAGCATGGACTGCAAGTAGCGGTCGCGGGTGGCTGCGCTCATGTCGCGCACGTTGTTGGAGTCCTTCAGGATCTCCTCGATCTCCGAGCAGGTGAAAGTCCTAAGCTCGAACTTGATGTCGCTTGGCTTTTTCATCAGTCGTTTCCTTCCCATTCCGGCTTGTGCCGGTTCTTTGCTTGCCAGTAGTCGAGTTGCGCCTTGAACATGGCAAGCCCCTGTTCAAGTTGCTCCTCCGTGACCTTCACGAAGGAACAGCAAGAAGGGTGGGTCCGCGATACGTAGACGATCGCGCAGTCCTTCTTGTGTTTCGTTGGAACCTTGAGGTCGAGGGCCTGCCGGGTTGCAGCTAGCTGCATCCAGTGGCTCTCGTAGGTCTTCAGGTTGTCCATGACATCCTGGTTGCCGTCGCGTCCCTTGAAGTCGAGCACCCACGCCTCGCTGTGCAGGTCAGCCTTGGTGCCGTAGCCCCACGGGTGAGCCACGCCGGTCTCTGCGAGCCACGGGTGCAGCGTCTCCGACGTGTCGCAGTTCTCCTTGATGAGTTCCGAGACGCCGTAGACGTGCGCTCGGTAGTTCTTGTCGTAGGGTTCTTCCCGATAGAACTGCTCGATGGCGGCGTGGATCCGGGTTCCTTCTTCGGCTGCGTCCTTGGCGATCTTGGCCGCGTCTTCGAGGACGCGAGCCATCCACTCCTCGTCGGTGTCGTTGACGTAGCGGTGGATGCGGAGCGCGGAGAGCGCCGCCTGCTGCTGCTTCCAGCGAGTCAGGCCAGGAGCCGCAGCGCAGGCGATGATGGTCGTGACGCCCGGTCCCCAGTTGTTCTTGCGAGCGTCGCGCAGGGTGGGCTTTCGCATCCCGTCGCCCTTCGCCCGCTCGACCTCGCCGATCTGGTTGCCGTGCTGGTCATACCAGTGCCCGCCCTCAGAGGGGCGCTCTGCTTTAGTTGGCATTGTGTTCCTCCTTAGCATGACTGGAGACCCTGGCATTGCCGAAGACCCAGACATTGCCGAAGACCCTGGCTTTGCCGCAGACCCAGGCATCGCCGTAGACCTCGGCGTTGCCGTAGACCTTGGAGTCGTCGGAGACCCTGGCATTGCCGAAGACCCAAGCATCGTCGGAGACCCGGGCATTGCCGTAGATCCTGGCATCGCCGTAGACCTCGGCGTTGCCGTAGACCTTGGAGTCGTCGGAGACCCTAGCCTTGCCGTAGACCTTGGCCTTGCCGTAGACCTTGGCGTTGCCGGAGACTTCGGCCTCGCCGGAGACCTCGGCGTTGCCGTAGACCTTGGCTTCTGGACCGACGTAGGCGCTATCCTCCACGGTGGCGGTCACCGCGACCCACCCGCCGCCGTTCGGGTGCGGATGCGCGGGGACGGGGCCGTTGTCGTCGTTGAAGTCGTGGGTGATGCCGCTTGCGGCGTCCTCGTACTTAGTCGGCATCGTGGTCCTCCTCGGCACCCCTGGCGTAGAACAGCGCCGCGTGGACGCTGGCCTTGGCGTCGTGGAGGTGCGTCTGGATCGCCGTCGCCCGACGCATGTCGAAGACCCTGCCGACTTGCGGCGGCGACCCTTCGAGCACGTCGTTCGTGATCTCCGACAGGTGGCTATCGACCACCTTTTGGAGGTTCCAGAGCGCCTTCCGGTGCTCCTCGATGGCGTTGGCGATCTCAGAAGGGGAGGTCTTCGTCGCTGATGATGTCATTGTTTTCCTCTTGTCCTTGGTTGTTGAAGGCGACGAGGGCTTGCTGGACCTCGTCGGTGAAGTCACGGCCCGCGTAGACCGTGCCGGTGTCGGGGTCGATGCGTCCGAAGTAGCCGCTCTCGCCGTAGGGTCCGCCGTCCGTGATCGAGACGTGGC